GAGGGCCAGGCTTTTGCGGTTTGGCCCGAGGAGGGGATCAAAGACCTCATGCGGGAGAAATACTGCATCGCCCTGAAGGCGCACGAGGACGAGCGCCTGAGTGAATCGAAGCGGGTGTTTTTGTGGACCCGGATGAACCGGTGTCTGGACGAGGTGTTTCCCGCTCTCGCGGGCTACGATGCGGGGGTGCACGTGCTCCAGAGCGGCGAGCGGGTGCTGGTGAAGACGCAGCCGCGCCGGATCGAGGGGGTGAAGGGGGATTGGTCGACGATCCGGGCGATCATCGAGGGGCTGCTCTGCCAGGGTGGCAGCGGCATCGATCAGACGGACTTTTTCTACTCGTGGTGCAAGGTGGCCTATCTGGCCCTGCGCGATGGCCGGCCGGGACGACGCAGGCCGGGCCATGCGCTGATCATCGCGGGCCCGGGGGGCAGCGGGAAGTCTTTCCTCCAGAATCACATTGTCACGCCGATCCTCGGCGGACGGGAGGCGGATCCGCTGAAGTTCCTGTTTGGGAGCGATGATTTCAACGGCGATGCCTTCGCGGCCGAGCATTTGTGTCTCGCGGAGGTGCCGAGCTCGCAGAAGTCCATCGATCGCTTCGCGCTGGCGGAGACGATCAAGCAGATCGTGGCGAATCCGCTCCAGCGCATGCGCCTGATGCGGACGGAGCCGTGGTCGGTGCATCCGTTCTGGAGGCTGACGATCACCCTCAACGACGAGTCGGACAAGCTGCGCAGCCTGCCTAACATCACGGAGGACTACGGGGACAAGGTGCTGATTTTCCACGGCAAGCGTTTTCCCATGCCGATGCCCACGAACACGGACGAGGAGCGCATCGCCTTCGCCGAGCAGGTGGCGAACGAGCTGCCGGCCTTCGTGCACTGGCTCGTGAACGAGTGGGAGATCCCCGGCGCGCTACTGCGCTACGATGACGGCCGCGATGCCACGCGCTTCGGATTCCGGGAATATCACCACCCCATCGTGCGGGATGGGCTCTTTGACGAGACTCCGCAGGCCGAGCTGCTCATGCTGATCGACACGGCGGAATTCACCGATGAGGGCCGGGGTGGTCTTAAGCTGTGGGATTTGCCCTCCGATCGAGGCCACAATGCCGGGATCGAGGGCAAGGTCTGGCATGGTCGGGCCCTGGTGCTCGAGCGCATTCTGAAGGGCGAGGGCGGCTATCAGTGCACCGTCGATACCCAGGTGCGCGAGCTGCTGCGCCACAATCGCCTTACGACGCTGCTCCAGCGTCTCAACGCCCACCCGGACCTCGGGAAGGGCCAGCGCGTCGACAAGGCCAAGACGCGGGATTGGCAGGGGTGGCTCATCGGCCGCCCGACCGGCCGCGAGTGACGGAAAGCGCGCTTGTGTGGTGTGCTGTGGTGCGCGCGTGGTACCCTACCCGCCACGCTCTTTCCTTACTGCCATCTAGGACGGTGGCGGCGTGGCGCTTTGGCGGCACGTGCGGCCTCGTTCAAGCGGGAAATCAGTCTGTGCCCTGCGGTGCGACCGGACCAATAGGAAAGAGATCGGAAGGAAAGTAAACAAGCTGCCAGAGTACCACAAGATTCCGGAACCCAGCCCGCAGTAGGGCGGGCCCGTGGTACCCGGACCCGTCACGGAGGGTCGGCGGCCGTCACGCTCGGCTGCATATTTCGAGCTGACGGCTGTGGCTGAGGCGCTCAGGTGTGCGGCTTGAAAAAATCGACTAGGAGACTTCTACCCGGCCGCGTCGCGAAGCCTGTTCGGGTTTCCCGGTAGACGCGCAGGGGGTCGCGACATGTGGGGATGCGACGGGGGCGGTGGGGTGGGTGGGTCGTTTTTTTGGGGAACGTGTCGCTTTGACAAATTTTGCGACATATGCCGAAGGATGAATACTCGGATCTGCGACAGGCCTATGCGGCGGCTTCGGGGGTGACGTTGCGGACGGCGCAGCGGCATCAGCGGTCGAACCATCCGGACTGGCAGCGGTTCATCGGGGTCACGGCGGGCCAGGCGGTGAAGCGCGGCGCGATCGAGAAGGCGGAGGTGGCGGCGTTGGCGGCGGTGTCGCCGCACAGGCCGGAGGAACGTCCGATTTTCTGTGAGGTGGACGAGCGGGATCTGGCACCGCCGCAGATTCAATACAAGCGGGCTTGGGAGATTCATCAGCGAACTTTCGAGGAGTGGCAGCGGCAGCTGGACGGGATCAACGGGTCTCCCATCGTGGCGCTGGCGTTTGCGAAAGAACTGCCCCGGCTGCGCGAGGATTGCGAAAAGGCTCACGCGGCTTTGAAAAAATGGGAAGTGGAGCAGCGGATGATAATCACAAGAGGCGAGTTCGAGCGGTTTGTCGGGGAGTTCATTTTGCCTTTGGCTGAGATGCTCAAGAATTTGCCAGTGGAGTTGCCCGTGCTCATGAACCCGGACAACCCGGGCTATGCGCGGGAGCAGTGTTTGGTCTGGCAAAGGGGCAAGGCGGAGCCGCAGATCTCGGAGATGCTGCGGGGGGCGGATGAGTTTCTCGCGGCATGAACCGACTGGCTTCGATCGTGGCTCCGCACTTCCGGTTCGACCGGGCGCCCTCGGTGACGGACTGGGCGGAGAAGAATCTGCGGCTGCCGCCGGAGATGTCGCCCAGGTCACACGGGCCGTTCTCGGTGCGGTCCCGGCCCTGGGCGCGGGAGCTGCTCGAGGTGTGGCATCCGGAGAGCGGGGTGCGGAAATGTGACGTGGCGGCCGGCGTGCAGATCGTGAAGACGACCTCGATGGTGGTGGGGATCTGCTACCGGATGTGCTATTCGCCGGTGCCGGTGATGATCGTGGGCGGGATGTCGGCCGACTTCGCGAAGCGGGAGATCTCGACGAAGCGGCTGCATCCGCTGATCAATGCAAACGAGGTGCTGCGCCGGTTGAAGCCTTACGATCAAAATCAGTTCGGGAAGGGGGAAATGATGATGGCGTATGCTCCGATCCTGGTGACGGGAGCGGGGTCGGACACGAACCTGGCGGGATCGACGCAGGGGATCGTGGCGATCGATGAGGCGGCGAAGATTCTCCAGGAGGCGAGCGACGAGGCCCCGGAGGCGCACCCGATCCGGCTGGCGGAGGACCGGACGAAAGACTTCCTCGGGAGCGAGTTCGTCTGGAAATCCTCGACGCCGAATTCGCCGAATCACCTCTTCTGGCAGGACGTGCAGGCCGGGACGTTCACGCATCTTTATGTGCCGTGTCCGCACTGCGGGGAGTATTTCCCCTTCGAGTTCGAGAGCCGGAAGGGCGGCGAGGTGGCGAGCGCGGTGCAGCTCGGCGAGACGATGGACGAAGGGAAGCCGCGGGAATACCGGTCGGTGGTGTGGAGCCAGGCGGCGCGGAATGAGGATGGGACGTGGGACGAGGCGAAGGTGCGGGAGTCGACGCGCTACATCTGCCCGCACAACGGCTGCGAGATCCGGGACGAACACAAGCCGAAGATGCTGGAGGCCTACGAGGCGCGGGATCACAACACGCGGGCGAGTTCGTCGCACCGGTCGTATCGGATCCCGTCGTTCTATGCGCCGACGCGGCGGTTCTCGGATTTGGCGATGGCGTTCCTCTCGCGGGGGGATTTGTTCTCGACGGGGCTGCAGGTGTTCTTCAATCATGAGCTGGCCCTGCCCTGGACGGACATCGACTTGCGGCTGAAGGACGAGGATCTGTGGGCGTGCCGGGCGGAGGGGGACATCGCCTACGTTCGGGGGATGGTGCCTTCGAAGCCGGGGGTGTTGTTCGCGGCGGCGGACATCGGGCAGACGGCCTCGCACTGGTGCGTCGCGATGATCGACGCCGAGGAGAATCTCTGGGTCGTGGACTGGGGGACGGTGCTCTCGATCGATGACCTGCTGAAGCAGCCGGGGCAGTGGGTGTATCACCGGGCCGGAAAGCCGGAGGCGAAGATGCGGCCGCACCGGGGGCTGGTCGATTCCGGCGACTTCACGAGCGACGTCTACAAGATGTGTCAGCGGAGCGGCCGGTTCTGGTGGCCGTCGAAGGGATCGAACGCGACGAGCGGGGAATGGGGCCAGTCGAAGCTGGCGGCGTATTCGGGGCTGATGCTCTACACCTACGTCGACAAGGTGGCGAAGGATGAGCTCTACGATCTGCGGATCCACCGGAAGACGGGGCGCCGGGTGTTCCTGCCGGCGGATGTGACGACGGATTTCGTCGACGGGCTGCGGGGGCAGGAGCGGGTCAACAAGGGGATGAACGCGCGCTGGAAGGATGTGCGGGAGGATCACTACGGGGACGCGCTGAAGCTGATTCAGGTGCTGAGCTGGATCTTCTCGGGCTCGCGGGCGCCGGGGGATGACAGCGCGAGGTGAACGATGAAACCCCATTACTATGTCTTCCGACCCGGATACGGCGCGCCGAAACAGAAACACGAGACTTTTAGGGACGCGGTGAAGGAATCGGTCCGGCTCGCGAATGAAAACCCGGGGGCGGCGTTCGAGGTGTTGAAGTGTGAGGCGATCACGCAGGTGCCGAAGAGTGCGGCGCTGACGTTCTACCTGGACGGCGTTGACATGCCCTCGGGCGCATGACCTCGCAGCGCGTGCTCGTGAATTCCTATCTGGCTTCCGCGAGGGCGGCGGCGACGACGCAGGCGGGCCGGTTGGCTTGGCTGGAGGCGCGGCGCGCGGCGCTCTCGGAAGAAGTCGAGGGCGGCGACTGGGAGGTCGGATCGACCGCCTACGACGGGCACTCGGCGACTTCGCGGCGGATGGCCTCGGCACAAGCGCGATTGCAGGCGGTGTTCCGCGCGATCGAGGTGCTGACGGCCAACGAGAACGCGACCTCGGACAGCGGCACCGGGATCCTGATCCCCCGATTCTCGGGACTGCCTCACGCCTAAGATGGAAGCACCTTTGCAAAAAGTATTCGCGTCGCTGAAGGCGGCGATGGGACGGAAGGCGGCGGCGGCGGATCCGGCGGGCGCGATGCGATCGAGCCGGCCGCAGGCGCACGGCACGCTCTCGACCTCGAGCAGCTACAGCGACTCGACGCCGTTCGGGAATGCCACCACGGGATACCGGACGCGGTCGAGCTCCAGTCTGCTGGAGCTGCGCGATGCCCAGCCGGTGCAGCGGCGCGAGGCGATGCGCAACTCGCGCTTCCTGGCGGCGAAGCTGGGGATCATCAAGGCCCTGCACCAAAACACGACGCGCTACTCGATCGGCCGCGGGTTGATGCCTTCGAGCGGATGCCGGGATGAGGAGTGGGCGCAGATGGCGGATGAGCTCTTCTACGAATGGGCCAGCCGGAAGAGCTACGACATTCGCGCAGAGATGACGCACTTCGAGGCGCAGAAGATCATCCTGCCGGACGTGATCCGGGACGGCGATGCGGGCGCGGTGCCGGTGCGGAACTTTTTCGGCGAGCCGGCGGTGCAACACTTCCCGAGCGACATCATCGGCGATTCCGCGGGCGAGTCGATTTTCAAAACGAACCCGGGATGGCGCTGGCGCGAGGGGATCCTGCGGAATTCGATCGGGGCTCCGGTGGCCTTCCGGGTGCTGCGCGATTGGCGCGACCGGCAAAGCGATCCGCAGGCGCGGGCGTATTGGGATTACCCGGCGCAGAATTTCTGGCACGTCGGCCGGAACCAAACGATGCACGCGAACCGGCCGCTGCCGTGGATCCACCACGGCGACCAAAGCGCGATCCAGATCCTGGACCTGAACGTGCTCGAGATGCAGGCCGCGAAGCTGAACAGCTACTTCGCGGCGGCGATCAAGGTGACGGAGAACGGGATGCCGGCGGGGATCGCGGATCTGCTGACCAAGGAGACGGAGTCGATCCAGACGGGACGCGATGCCGAGGGGAACGCGGTGACCTCGCAGGTGGAGCGGAGCTACCTGAACCTGATGGGCGGCGCGGGGATCCCGGTGCTGGAGCCGGGGGAAGAACTGCAGTTTTTCAAGAATGAACGGCCGAGCACGACCTTCGCGGGATTCATCGAGTATCTGATCGCGGACATCGCGATCGGCTTCGGGGTGCCGGTGCAGTTTGCCTGGGGGCTGACGGGGTTGGCCGGGCCTCACGCGCGACTGGTGCTGCAGCAGGCGGATTGGTTTTTCCAGGACGTGGCCGATGTGCTGGTGACGAACTACTGCCAGCCGGTGTGGGAATCGTTCATCGCGGACCAAATGAACCGTGGGATCCTGCGGCCGCCGACGCCGGGCACGAACTGGCGCTCGGTGCAGTGGCAGGGGCCGGGGTCGATGACGATCGACAAGGGGCGCGACGGCAAGCTTTATCTGGAGATGGTGTCGGCGGGAATGGGACGCCGGGCGGCCTGGCATGAGATGACCGGGAAGCACGGGAAGACCGAGCTGATGAAGACGGTGAAGGAGGTGCGGTATATCATGGATCTGTGCGACGAGGCCGGGGTGCCGTATGAGTATGTGTTAGGGAAACAGGCGGCGAACGCGGGGAGCGCGACGGATCCGATGGCAGTGGCGGAGGAGATCGCGAGCCGGATGGAAAGCGCGTGATTTTGTCTGCATATGCAGACAAATCCGGAGGAGGGAGACAAAATCATGGGGGGTGGAATCATGGGGGATAGGTTGACAGGTGGGCAGGGGCATGCCTGC